CGTGTCTCAAATTATAATATCTTTCCCATCATTTTTAACACCCGAAGGTAACATTGCAAAAAATTTTGATGAAAAGGTAGAAGCAAAAAAAGAAACATTTACGTATGACTTCGACGTTAAAGAGACTAACAACAACTCTCGTTCGACTAATAATAGACGCACAAATTCAACACCTGTTGACATAGAATCAAAAGCAAGGGCGGCGTTCGATGTTAAAAAGTATTTTTTTAAAAAAAGTGCATACGACGCCGTCGGGAAGAGTTTTGAAATTTTGACCCCACCGGCGGATGTCGATTTTGGTGTAATGAACAAATACATATATATTGACCCCGAAGACATTAGGGATGAATACTCTTCACAGAATAAGGTAGACGCCATGGCGCTGATGACGTCATCGATGGGATTAATGCACAAAGATAAAAACTTAGATATTAAACTATCGGTAAATCCCTATTGTGGTCATATGAGATTGTACAAACTCCCTAGATCATACGAGAGGATAAAGGAAATCGTTGGGGACGAACCCAAAGACAAAATAAACATACTTACAGCGTTAGGAAAAACTCTGGAAGATGTAAGAATTCCCCCTTTTAAATACGAAAAAGCATTTAAAGAAGCTTATATTGAGGTGGCTGGGTTCGCCACCGAGTGATTAGATTATAATTAGATTTTGATGTTCTTGGGGGGCTTCATGATTTCATCGACAATCTTCCACTTGACGCACTCGTCCGGGTTGAGATAGATATCCTTCTTCATCAGGTTCTTCATCTTCTTCTCCGGAATGTCGCAGTGCTCTTCGTACATCGTCTTTGCCATTTCCATGAACTTCTCGCAGTTCTTCATCTCGTCCTTCATGTCTTCAAACTTGCCCCAGAACCCGTCCGTTGCGAGCTGGTGGATGAGGACATGGGCGCGCTCGCCAATCATCTTCTTTCTTCCTCCCAGTAGGAGGAACGTGGCGGCACTGGCACAGCACCCGACTGCAATGGTGGTCACCGGAACGCGAATCTGCTTCAACTGATCGTGTCCGCTGAAACCCGCAAACATATCACCTCCGTTGCTGTTGATGTAAATCTTAATCTCGGGCTGGTACCCGGGATTCTCGATCATCCTGTAGAGGAGATCCTTTTCGAGCTGGCGGACCACCTTGAAAAGATAACAGATGGAATCGGTATCCACATCCGCGGAAAAGAAAATCTCGTTCCCGATGATCTTAATGTCATCCCATTCATCGCTCTCGGTGTCGTCCTTCGAATCGGTCATCTTACGGTACGGCATTTTGTTTGAGTGCTTTCTTGATATTTATGAGGCGCCTACCCCTTAACTCAGTTTTTAGCGATATATGTTTCATTAAATCAACATCACAAGATTGGAAGTCGTAACTCCTAACAGTCGAGAGAAACTCGTCATTTGTTACGTTTTGGAGAATATTAGAAAAATAGTTAAGGGATTCGAAGTCCAACGACGCACCCGGATTCCTCGAAATGAAATTAGATAACTGCTTAGATCGCATTTTCATATTATAACACTTTGTCCAAGCCGAGCCGGGTTTCATTTCATTCTTTTTTACTTTGTTTTTTATATATTTAGATGGAATCACACACGCCTCGAGTGTAAAGTATGGAAGAAAATCCCAATTTCCTGCATACATTGCATTGTCGTATTTGTCCGCACGTGAGAAAGATTCGGTTATTTTCGCACACTCCTCTATCGAATCTGACGTGTAGTTTGAAAAAATCAAATCCTGGGTGTGTCCATGCTCCTCTATGCCCTTCCCGATGAATTTTTTGTATCCATCACCCCCTTCGCATATCAATTCATCCACGGATTCCGTTGTACTATAAAATTTATCCGGTTTGTCGGGTGCAAAGCCAAAGCGCGTGTACATTTTTAGAGATGTGATGAAATTTCGTATGTTGCTTCCATCCCAAAACTTTAAAAATTTCAAGTCTGAGATTTTTGAAATTTTCTTTTTGAACTTCATGAGTTCGTTCATGCTGGGGGGAGTCATTTCTATCGCCACTCCTTCCACGAACGATTGAATTTTGTCTCTGTGGCGGGTGACTATGACCACTGGTCCCATTATTTGCCGGGGGTTTTTGATGTACTCCGCCGCAATTTTCCACCCGGGTTGTGATATGTCAACGTCATCGAAAAACCACACACTCGAAGTTCCCTCAACTCTTTCTATGAAATCGGTGGTTTCTGGCTTCGATTTTAAAATGTCCGAAGTGAATTCCACGAACTGGTAATTTTCGAGAAGCAATCTCGACGTGAAGCTCTTGCCGCATCCACTCGGTCCATGCACCACACAAACGTTGCCTTCGTCCACGTGGTGCTCGAAGTTTCTTTTGAAACCGTCGTTTTGTATAATATTTAGATTATCGGTTTCTTTTTCTCGTCTAATAATAACAAAATTCTCCATGATAGATGAATTGACAGATCAGGTTCTTGATATGATTTTCACAAATAAAAAAATAAAGGAAAAGTTATATCCTTTATTTTATTTGATCATTTGCTTTAACCTTGCTTTATTGTTTATGATGATCTACATGACAATAAAAATATATTATATTAGTAAATGTCTGGCAAAGTTATCTACTTGAAGAAGATGCCCCGTGTGTCTGGCTACAAGTGGCAGGCGACTTTGCCCAACGGCGCCACGGTGCGTTTCGGTGCCGCTGGGTACGAGGATTACACGACGCACGGAAACGCTCTCAGAATGGAACGTTATCTCGTGCGCCACGGGGGGTCGCGCTCGGGGTCTTTGAAGCCCAAAGATGTGCACAGTAACATGCTGCGAAAGGCTCGCAGCTCGCGCGAGAAGTGGGGGAAGGACGGGGTGGGAACGGCGGGTTTTTGGTCTCGGTGGCTTCTGTGGAGCATGCCAAGCATACAGGCTGCAAAGAAGCACATAGAAAAAAGTGTGCTTAAAGGATACAAAATAGTAATAAGGAGATGATAGTTGTTGCTATCGATATTGGATACGTGAACATGGGCGTCACGCGCGCCATCATCGACGAAGAGTACGACGTTTCCTTCACGAGAGCCTTTAAGGATGACATAACGGTAATGAAGCACAATACGGTGAAGCCCTGTAATTGCTGCATACCACACACGAAAGAAACCGTCGACCGCGTTGCTCATTTCATTCAAGAGCACCGTCCTTTATTTGACGAAGCGGACGCCATTCTCGTGGAGAGACAGCCTTTAACAGGATTGAATAACGTAGAGGCTCTCATAGTCAGTTCGTTTAGAAACAAAGCGGTAATTATATCTCCCAACAAGATGCACAAACACTTTAGAATATCTCATTTTGACTACGAAACCCGCAAAGTCAAAACAAACGAAATAGCGTTCCCCTACGTTCACTTTTTGGATTCTTACGCGTGCCTCGAAAGGCAGCACGACATTGCAGACGCAGTTTGCATGACTCTTTTCCACGCGAGCTGTTTAAAAGATAAAAACAAATATAAGAGAAGAATAGAGAGACTTCCTTTTGACGAGTACAGATATGTCAGACCTGCCAATCACATACGAACGAATACACCAGGGAACTCTTTTTCGTGAAACGAACAAGGTATCTTTCTATGGAATGGTGTTTCCTTCAATCGTCGCTGCGAGTAAGATACTCAGGGAGTTGAACGGACAAGATTATTGCATAGAAAGACCGTTCAAAAAGAAAACCTACAAAGGATACGTGTTGAAAAGCGGAGAGGTCGTGGCGATGAAGATGAAAAAGAACCAAAAACCGATATGGTTTTGCGACGAATATAGTGCAAGTATATACTGTAGATATCGTTAAAGAATAAAAACTACTATATATTATAAAGATGGTTCTACAAGTCAAGCGTCTCTCGGATAACGCAATTCTCCCCGCCAAGGGCTCCCCCCAGGCGGCTGGGTATGACCTTTACGCAACGGAGAGCATGGTTCTGATGCCCGGTCGAAGGGCAGTGGTTCCAACAGGAATTTCCATCAAGCTCCCATCGGGAACCTATGGTCGCATCGCTCCTCGCAGCGGTCTCGCCGTGAAGCACGGCATTCAGACCGGTGCTGGGGTTGTCGACCCGGATTACACCGGAGAAATCAAGGTGGTTCTCTTCAACCAAGATCGCAACACTTACGTGATTCACCCCGGATACCGCGTGGCTCAGCTCGTCCTCGAGAAGTACGAGGATGCCGCAGTGGAGGACGTGACGGAGATTCCGGAAACCACCCGTGGTGAGGCGGGCTTCGGGTCGACCGGGGTGAGTGCACCTATACCCATCCCAAAGAAGAAGGCAGAGCCCGCTCCTAAGGCAGAGCCCGCTCCTAAGGCAGAGCCTGCTTCGAAGTCCGAGCCACCAACGCCGGCAGCCAGATCGCCCTCCTCGTCCCAGAGGAAGCCCAGGAAGTCGCGCTCGACTCCCGACACGTCTACCAGCCAGTAAAAATTTATATAAATTATCATACTTAAACACATCGCACGTGTTGTAACTATGGTAGTATTCCAGGCGGTGTCCTGGGAAGCATTTGACAATGATAAAGGACGTTATGAAGTTTGTATATTCGGTCGTACGGAGGGTGGAGAGTCGGTGTGCGTTAGAACGTATTTTAATCCCTATTTCTTTGTGAAAAAAACGAATAAACATTCGACTCTAACTGCATCGCAATTCAAAACTGCCGTGAAGGAAAAGCTCGAAAACCGCTTGACAAACGATGTCAGCACCTACAGCGAAATTGTGAAGGGGCTCTCGATGATCAAAAGGAAGGACTTGATGTATTTCCAAGACAGTTCAGAATACGTTTTTGTAAAGATCGACTTCGCGTCTCTCGGGGCAATGAAGAAGTGTGAACGCGTGTGTCACGATTTGTTCAAGGGGTCTGTGTACGAAGCAAATCTGGAGCCGTTTTTGCGTCTAATGCACAGAACAGGGATAAAATCGACGGGGTGGCTCGAGGTGGATGACAACAAATGCATGAAAACGAATAAGAGCACATGTGACATAGAACTTTTCACCAAAAATTGGAAGATTTTAGAAGCGGTGGATCGCGATGACATTGCTCCCTTCAAAATAGTTTCGTTTGACATAGAAACAAATAGCAGCACGGGGAAGTTTCCAGACCCCACGGAGGAAGGCGATGCCATCTTCCAGATTGCGCTCACGACGAAGTGCTACGGAAGTCCTGAAATAATAGATAAAGTGTGCTTGTGTTATAAGAAAACTAGTGGAGAGGACGTAATTTCGTATGACACGGAAAAGGAACTACTCATGGCATTTACCAAAAAGATAATCGAACTTGACCCGGATGCCATAACTGGTTATAACATATTTGGTTTTGACCTGGATTTCATATGGAATAGGGGTCAGATGTTCTTCGATAATATCGAGCACCCATTCTACTATATGGGTCGCTTGAAAGACCACGAAAGCGTTCAGGTAAAAAAGAAGCTAAGCAGCGGTGCGCTAGGAGACAACGTTTTGAAACTGCTGCCAATGAAGGGTCGTTACATTTTCGATCTGTTTCACGAAATTAAGAGAGAAAAGAAACTCGATTCGTATTCTCTCAATAACGTGAGTAAAACGTTCCTCGGAGACCAGAAGATAGACATGCCTGCCCGCGAGATGTTTAAGAGATTTGTGGAGGGCGACCCAGACAAGCTCGGGGAAGTAGCAGACTATTGTTTGAAGGATACGATGCTACCACACAAACTAATAGACAAGCTCTGCATATTTACAAATCTTGTAGAGATGGCGAAGGCAACGTGGGTTCCTTTGAGTTATCTATCCGAACGCGCCCAGCAGATTAAGGTGTTCAGTCAAATTACGAGGAAAGCACGCGATCTAGGATTTGTCGTTCCGACCATAAAACTCGATAAAAACAAAATTCCGAATGATAAATACGAAGGTGCTACCGTGTTAGAAGCACACAAAGATGCTTACTACACTCCCATCACAGCGCTCGATTTTGCGAGTCTGTACCCGAGCATCATGATGGCACACAACATGTGCTTCTCTACGTTGGTCATACCCGGGAGTAAATTTGATAACCTCGATGGAGTCGAATACGAAGAATTCGAGGCGGGAGGGAACATCTACAAGTTTGCACAAAACGTGCCAAGTCTGCTTCCCGTCATTTTGAATGAACTCAAGCAGTTTCGCAAGAAAGCGAAGAAACTGATGGCGCAGACACGTGGCACGCCGATGGAAGAGGTGTATAACGGGCAGCAATTGGCGTACAAGATTTCGATGAATAGCATTTATGGTTTCTGTGGTGCGAGGCTGGGAATGTTGCCGTGTGTTCCGATAGCTGCGTCGGTGACTAGCCAGGGCAGAAAAATGATAAACATGACTAAACAACGCGTAGAAACAAAGTTTCCAGGTGCAATAGTTAGGTACGGTGACACTGATTCCGTGATGGTGGAGTTCCCTTGTCCCGGGATGTCGCAAGAAGAAGCCATCAAACACAGTTGGAAACTGGGCGAAGAGGCGGCAGAGCTTTGCAACGAAATGTTTAAGAAACCAAACGACCTCGAGCTCGAAAAGGTGTATTGCCCTTACATTTTGTATTCAAAGAAGCGTTACGCAGCCAAGATGTGGACGCAAGACAAGAATGGCGAAATGGAAATGGAGAAGATCGATGTCAAAGGACTACAGTTGGTTCGCCGCGACAATACGCCATACACGAGAGAGGTTTCGAAGGAAGTGTTAAACAAAATTCTCGAATCGAGCGACCCGGAACCCGCGATAAATCTAGCACTCGAGCGTGCGAAAGAACTTCTCGACGGAAAAGTCGATATGTCGAAACTCATTATGTCAAAATCGCTTTCCGACACGTATAAAACAAAGCTATATTGCAAGGGCTGTGGTGCGATTGAGGGGGAGCTTTGTAAAAAGGGGTGCAAGGTGAAGAAAAGGGAAAAGAGCGACAAATGGAGCTATTCCGCGATGATGAACGAAGAATTCCAAAACCTTCCTGCTCAGCCGCACGTCCACGTAGTACATAAAATGAATATTAGAGAACCAGGCTCTCACCCTCACACCGGAGACAGGGTTCCGTTTGTTCTTGTAGACACGGGAAATCCGGCTGCAAAAATGTTCGAGCGAGCAGAAGACCCTAAATACGTGTCACAACAAGAAGACGTGAAACTGGATTATTTGTATTACTTCACAAATCAATTGAAAAAACCAATAGAAGATTTACTTGACCCTTTGATAAAAGGACGTGACATCTTCCGTGATTTGATTCCGCCTAAGCCACTCAGAGGTAAGAAGGCTGTTCCTAAGTGCAGGCGCATAGACGAAATGTTTAAAGCTTTCCAACAATGATATTACACTATGGTTGATATTAATAAGCTCATTCCTCCCAGAGACGTGCTTTCTAATATGACCCCAAAAGAGATAGGAGACTTGTGTAGTCTTATAAATCATGCTTATTATACTATTGTAATGCAAAACGAAACAACTTTGTACTTAAAATCAATTAAGAGTGTATAACTATATTACTATAATATACCCTCTGTATGGAGGTGAAATGGTACTACTGTGAATATTGTGATCACAAAGCAAAAAGCTCCGGTAATCTCAAAAAACACAAGGCATGTGTTCACAACATCGATGTAGTATGGCACAATTGTGAACATTGTAATGCAAGATTCAAAAGCGCAAGTAAACTCAAAGAGCACAGGGCAGGTGTTCACAATATAGGTGTAGTATGGCACCATTGTGAACTTTGTAATGAAAGATTCAAATTACCCGGGGGTCTCAGAGATCACAAGGCACGCGTCCATGATATCAATATAGTATGGCACCATTGTAAACATTGCGATAAAAGATTCAAAAGCGCCGGGGAACTCAAAACCCATATGAAATTTAAACACGATATAGGCGTGAAATGGTATAACTGTGAGCATTGTAATCAAAGATTCAAAAGCGACGGTAATCTCAAAAAACACAAGGCAATGATTCACGGCATCGGTGTAGTGTGGCACAAATGTGAACTCTGTGACAAAGAATTCAAGACAAAAGGAAGTCTCAAAACACACAAGGCAGGTGTACATGACATCGATGTAGTGTGGCACCATTGTGAACTTTGTAATGAAAGATTCAAAAGCGCCAGTAAACTCAAACGGCACAAGGCAAGTGTTCACAACATCGATGTAGTATGGCACAATTGTGAACATTGTAATGCAAAATTCAAAGACGCCAGTAAACTCAGAGATCACAAGGCACGTGTCCATGATATCAATATAGTATGGCACGATTGTGAACATTGTGATAAAAGATTCAAAACCGCCGGGGATCTCAAAGAACACAAGGCAAATGTACATGACATAGATGTAGTATGGCACCAGTGTGAACAGTGTGATAGAAAATTCAAAAAAGCCGGGACTCTCAAACGGCACATGGCAGCAGTTCATGACATTGGTCCTTATACATGTGATATATGCATGGGGGCATGTGGTTCCGTCAGTGAATTTGATAGTCCACACGGTTCATTTTATGCTTGTAGAACGTGTTACAAAAAACAAACCGGTTGTCGTACTCGCAAAGAATTAAGAATGCGGAACTATCTCCTTGAAAATGAAGATCTCAAACATCTTCTGCCTTGGCTGCAGCGATTGGATTCTGTGATTGGTGGTAACGCCTGCACGAGATATCGCCCGGACGCACTATATGTTGGAACCGATTTGTGGATTCAGGTTGAATGCGATGAATATCAGCACAGCGGACACAATTACAGTTGCGAACAGCGCCGTATAAGTGAGATATTTGAAGAGACCGATGGCAAGCCGTTGATTGTAATACGGTGGAACCCGGACAACACTAAGACGCATAAGACTTCATTTAACAAGAGATTGGAATCTTTGCGAGATACAATATTGGAAGTAAGTAAGGTAAAACCGAAACATCCCATTGAGGTTTTATATATGTTCTATGAACGTGACAATGATAACATATGTAAAGATATCCCAATAAGACATGTTTGTTAGATTTAGTTAAAGTTATGCAGCTACT